TGGCTATACAATTGACTGTGATGCTAATGCTGGTGGTATTCGTGCAGATGAGTTTGTTACTTATTCTGATCGTACTCTCAAAACAAATATCCAGAAAATGGATGGTGCTTTAGAGAAAGTTATGAAACTTGAAGCAGTTACTTACGATAAGAAAGCAACTGGCAAAAGTGAAATTGGCTTTATCGCTCAGGATGTTGCGAAAGTTGTTCCAGAAGTTTGTGCACTTGATGCTAACGGCGAAGGTCGTGGTATTGATTACTCAAGAATGTCGACCTTGCTTGTCGGCGCTCTCAAAGCACAGCAGGAACAAATTGCCCAGCTCAAAGAGATCGTTGCTAAATTACAAAAATAATTTTGTTTTAACTTCGGTTAATTTATATTGATCGAATCGGCCCCGCTTACAATGTAGGTGGGGCTTTGCTTTTGAACTATTTATTATACCAATGTCAAAATCACGTAAATTTAGAAAAATAATACTTAAATCTGAAGTAAGTGTATTAGAAGAAGAAGAGTTTGCAGAACAATATGAAATTTACAATTCTGAATTTAGTAATGACTTTAGTCTGGAATTGGCTTATTTAAAACATCTGCAGGAACAAACTAAACAAGATACTGAAGAAAAAGAAGTTCAAGATAAGTTCTCGAATGAATTTTTAAAAAGTTTGCATCGACAATTAGCAAGAGTATTACATCCAGATTTGAATCAAAATTCTAATGATGAGGGTTTTAAAAAGATGCAAGCGGCTTATGAAATTGGTGATGCCGCTGTTTTAATTTCTTTAGCAGCGTCGTATGATGTTGATATAGAATTTGATGACGAAGATATTGAAAAGATTGAGCAGCAAATTAATTTTAAAAATAATAAAATTAATAAAAAAAAGAGAACATGTTTGTGGATCTGGGGCACTTCAATCAAAAACGAGGCTATGAAGAACCAGATAAGAAATGCTTTGGGCATCGATGAAAATAAATTCAACGAATGGCTGAATAAACAAAATAATGATCTTAACAATTGATCACTAATTAGGTAAAATATTATCATGGATAAAGACTGGGATTACATAGCAAAAATTGAAAAAGCCATAAACCAGAAATATGGCAAAGAAGCAATCGTCAATCCAAATTCGAATTGGTCCGAGGCTAAAGAAAAAGAATATCTTGAGCAACTTAAGGAAATGAATGTTAAACAAACTTCTTTAGATGAACAACAAGAGAAGGTTGAAGCAGATGGATTTTTAATTAATAAAAAACTACTTACTAGGGAAACTACAATTTTAAATTGTCCCGTTTGTTCTAAGAGATTAAAAACAGTTAAAGACGATATATATAATAATAAATTTGAATGTTGCCATCGATGTTACATAGAATACATCGAAGACAGAGAAGAACGCTGGCTAAAAGGCTGGAGACCAGGAGAAAATTAAATGTCACAGAAAGATTTAGATGTTGTAAGAGGAATTATGCAGGCAGCTGCTGATTCATATGATGGCGCCTTGGACGATAAAGGTGAGCCAATTAAAGTCGGCCTCAAGAGAGAAGAAGGCCACCCGGTACTTGACACGCGAGTCATGGATGGATTCAAATGTCAGATCGACGGCGCAAATTTAATTATTAAATACCAATCAGATCTTCTTCTCAAAGATGTTTATTCCGGTAATCTAGAAAATGAACTTGAGCAAACAATGTCAGATATTGTTAAACATCTTAAAAAACAATATAAAAAGATTACAGGCAAAGCTTTGAAATTGAAATCCGCTAGCGACGTCGACGCGTTAGTACAGTCGACTAGCAGAGTTCGCGTGTTTGTACTCGCTACTAAAATATATGAAATAGGCAATTTAAAAGATGTTGTGAATCGTTTGCAGCCAAGCGAAAACAACTTAGATAAGAATTTTAAAAAGTTTCTAGAAAAAGGATAAATGGCTTACAAATTAACCAGAGAGCAGATTTTAAAGGAAATCGTAAAATCTGGTAAAGATCCTGTTTATTTTATCAATAATTATGCGAGGATATCGCATCCGCAACATGGACTCATTCCATTCAATACTTATGATTTCCAGACAGATCTGGTGGAAAGCTTTAATGATTATCGTTTTAATGTAATTTTGAAAGCTCGACAGCTAGGCATTTCCACAATCACAGCTGCTTATGTTGCATGGATGATGCTTTTCCATAAAGAAAAGAATGTGCTTGTTATTGCCACACAATTTAAGACTGCATCAAATCTTGTCAAAAAGGTTAAAGCAATTCATAAAAATTTGCCTCAGTGGTTGAAAATTGCAGATATCTCAATTGATAACAGGACCTCATTCGAACTAACTAACGGATCTCAGATTAAAGCAACCTCAACTTCTGCCGACGCTGGTCGTTCAGAGGCTCTTTCATTGCTCGTAATCGACGAGGCAGCACACATTGAGGGCCTCGGCGAGCTTTGGACAGGCTTGTATCCTACTTTGTCCACCGGCGGCCGCTGCATAGCTTTATCCACCCCGAATGGCGTAGGCAATTGGTTCCATCAAACTTGTATTGATGCCGAACAAGAAAATAATGATTTTTTCTTGACAACACTTAAGTGGGATGTTCACCCCGACCGCGATGAACAATGGTTTGAAAATGAAACTAAGAATATGTCTCGCCGTCAAATTGCGCAGGAACTTGAATGTAATTTTAATATGTCTGGCGAAACTGTTTTTCATGCAGATGATATGAAGATCATTGAAGAAGGCTTGCGAGAACCTGAATATAAGACAGGCTTTGATCGTAATTTTTGGGTTTGGGAAAAACATCAGCCTGGAACTACATATCTTTTGTCTGCTGATGTCGCCCGAGGCGACGGCAAAGATTATTCTTCTTTTCTTATTTTTAAAATCGAAACAATGGAAATTGTCGGCGAATATCAAGGAAAAGCAACACCAGATTTGTTTGCTAATATGCTGAATGAAGTAGGAAAAGAGTATGGTAATTGCATGATTGTTGTTGAAAATAATACGGTTGGTTGGACAGTTTTAGATAAGTTACAAGAACTTGCTTATCCAAATATTTTTTATTCTTATAAATCAAGTCATGAATATGTAGAGCCATTGAGAGGAGAAAGGATCTCTAATGCTGTTATGGGATTTTCTATGACTTCGAAGACCCGTCCTTTAGTTATTGCTAAACTGGAAGAATTCATTAGAAATAAACTAGTTACCTTATATTCAACAAGAGCTTATAATGAAATGAAAACATTTGTTTGGCACAATGGCCGGCCACAGGCTATGCGAGGGTATAATGATGATCTCATCATGGCTTTTGCAATCGGCTGCTGGGTCAAAGATATAGCATTTGAAGTTAATCAAAGAGATTTAGAATATAAAAAAGCTTTTTTAAATTGTATGCAAAAATCTGATACTATTATAAATACTAAAATCCCGGGCCAATCTGGCTATAAGCCAGTTAAGAACGACGATATAAAAAGACAATATCTAGATCATATATGGCTTTTAAAAGGATAATCATAAATGGCTAATAGAAACACAAATCCAAACAATCCCCAGCATGAACTCTTTAGAAAACTTACTAAATTGTTTTCAGGGCCCATAACCAACTTCAAACAACAAAACCAAAGAAGTTACAGAAGAGTTCAATTAGATAAATATTCTTCGAAATTTAAATCAACCAGCGGTCAAACATTTAAGAAGAGTGAATATAATAATAGAGGAAATTATACAGCAAATTATCTAGCAAATCAAAATAGGGCCGAGCGCTATATTGATTTTGATCAAATGGAGTTTATGCCAGAAATTGCTTCTGCCATGGATATTTACGCAGACGAGATTACAACGTCGACTGAGATGACTCCGCTTCTTAATTTGAAAACACATGATGAAGAAATTAAAATAGAATTGGATAATTTATTTCATAATATATTAAATATTGAATTTAATATATTTGGCTGGGCGAGATCTCTTTGCAAATTTGGAGATTTTTTTCTGTATTTAGACATCGATGAAGGTGATGGAATTAAGTATGCCATTGGATTACCGGCAAGCGAAGTTGAAAGACTAGAAGGAGAGGATGAAAATAATCCTAATTATGTTCAGTATCAGTGGAACTCGGCCGGCCTCACTTTGGAAAATTGGCAAGTTGCACATTTTAGAATCTTAGGTAATGATAAATATGCTCCATATGGTACATCTGTCCTGGAGCCCGCTCGTCGCATCTGGCGCCAGTTAACTCTTTTGGAAGATGCTATGATGGCATATCGTATTGTCAG